AGTTTTGATCATGGTATTATCAAAACTTGCATAGTCGTAATACAGCGTATTTTGCATCCAATCAATCATCCCCATCGCACTAAAATATTCAGTGAAAGTTGGGATAGAAACAGGTCGGATTGCAGTAGTAGCACCTACTTTACCGCGCCCATATTCAAAGATTTCTGCCGATACGCTAGACGCACTATTATTATCTGATTCAGAAGTCAGATCAGCATACTCACCCTTTCCTGATAGTTGATAATCGCTTACCGACGGGGAACTTGTTAGGTAATTTAATCGAGGAATTCGGATAACAGTTCCATTACGAGCCGTAAAGTCTAAGGCATAATTAGGAATCTGCCAAAAGGCAAACCCAGGGATTTGAGTTTGACGGAGAATTGCTGACAAAGTGTCAAGAAAAAACGGGGGAAGATCAGCCGCAGTCGTTGGGGCATTTTTTGAAACTTGACCGCCCATTACAGGAGCCGAACGAGTCCCTCTGAACCAGCCTTGTTTGCGACCCCAATCATCTAAAGAGTTGACAATCTGTTGCCGGTTATTTTTAACATGGCGATCTAATCGTACTTTATCGTACAGGTTTACTGTCTGATTACCGCCCATTACAGGAGCCGAATAGATTACACCAGAATTTTTCTGAATGTCTTCAATCAAATCAAAGGTTTCGTCAAGCGCACCAGTGATTTTATCGGCATCATGGGCGACGGTTTTATTGAAGTTAGGCAACTGCATTTTTTCTGGTGTTTGGCTACCGTAAAGCTTTCCTAAGTCAGCAAAATTATTAATCGTTTTTTCCGATTCAGTGACTTTAGTTTCTAGTTGAGCGATTTTTTCATTAGATTTTTGGATAGCTTCCGTGGCAGAATTGAGAGAAGCTTCTAGGGTAGCTTTTGTAGTTTCAAACTGTTGCTTTTGGAATTCTAGTGCCGATTGTTTTTCCAATTCCATCGCTTGCTTTACTGAAGCTACGGTTTCTGCTACGGTGTTTTTGACAATCTCTTGAATCGCTTTGGGGTCAAAGACTGGGACGGGAGTGGGATCAGGGTCAGAATTTTTGACTGGTACACCACCCTCAGAAGACTTTAAATCACCTCGAAAAGTGGCTTTTTGAGTCAGGGCGTAGATTTCTTCTTGAGAAGGAGCATCACTTCCTTCTACTGAATCTTTAATAACTACGGGAGTAACCCGTTTGATTTCTTTTAGGGTATTCATTACTGATTACTGATCACTAACTATTAGATATAATTGTACTACAGAACTTTCTGTTTTAGGTAAAAACAAAAGTATTGAGACGGGAATCTATTAATCTTGCCTGACGACAATTGCCACTGGTAACAAAACTGCATTCGATAGAATCCATTTTTCCGGAGCGGCGATAGTAAGGGGTTAGTATTTCTTCATCTACTAATCCCGCCATATACGGGGGGTAGTGGGGACACTTAGGATCACTGTAAGGAATATCGCAGATAGGACAAATCGACTCGCCATAAAAGATTCCCCCCATTGAAACATCGGCTTTTCTGCCATAGGAAATTTCAGAAATAATCGGGTGAGTCGCTTCTACAAAACCGAAAACCAAGACCTGATGATAGCCATCTTTTTGGATTATTCGGTAATCTTCGTTTGGATTAGGAGATTTTTCGAGGATTCGTGCTATCCCTTCCTTGCTTACACGAGGCAAGGAATAAATAAAAGAATCATAGATCATCCCAAAAGTTTTGGACTGATCTTCCCATTCATGATCGATCATTAAAGCGCATCCAGGATAACTAGCTACCATGGTTTCTAAAACATTTTTATCCCATACCTGGCCAGAACTGTGAATTAAGTTATTTGAGGCAATTAAAGCAAATCGCATCAGTTCCGATGATTCCCACGGATCGAGTCCGTAGGGCTTAAATTGATTGATTAACGACATCTCCTCGTCGGTAGGATGACGGGTCTGTAGCAATATCTCTAATTCAGCGCGGGTTAGTTTTAGTTCCATGTCAATAAAAAATACTTATATAAATAATTCTATCCAAAGACTTGACGTTTGTGGTTGGTTGATCTATATTAATAGTGTCGTCTCCAGCCCAACCCTATAAATACAAAATTTCAATACAAAATATTTGTCTCCATAGAAAGTGTATAGCTGAGGAAACAACGCAGGATTGATACCCTGCGTTTTTTATTTCGTCCAGCCAAAGTTTAACGAGAGCATATTCTCGGTAGGTCGTGTCCTAGAGTTAGAAAAAACAAAATAACAACCGCAATTGGCCCGACAAGTACATCTTTCAGTCGGTCGGGGAAGTGTTCCAATAGGCTGCCAGCCGGCACTTTCATAAAAAAGACACTCTTGGCAAGATTCTCTTTTGGTAATTATTCTCTTTTCCCACTTGTTGACTAGAGCGTGTCCTCTCCTATTCCCCTCTTCAAAAGCTTCTCTAGACTTGGCAACGTACTGTTTAGAGCGGTTGATTATTTGAGCCTCTGATTGAGTACCAAGAATAATATCACGGGAAAACTTTCTTAATCGTGCGTATTGTGTTCTAAGCATCTGACCAATTCTGCCATAGTCAGAAGCGTTCATATCAGGCTTGCCAACTCGATAAAGCTGAATAGTTAGGTTTTTAATCTCGAAAGACATTTTCTCTTCCCACTCACTAACAGTTATTTTTTTTTCTAAAAGGTCACGGGTAAGTTTATCTGTTTTTTGAGTACGGGCATTAATAGTTTGTTGAGAGATTTGTCTAACTTTTTCAGTAGAGACAAATCTCCCCGTTCGATTGTCTCGATAGCGTCGAGTTGCGGGGTTGAAAGAAAAATCACTCATAACTTATTTCAGGTTCTAATAGGTTTTTAAATTCATCATCCGGAGGTTTCTTTTTCCAGTCATCGATAGCTTTTTGAATGTCATTGGCTGTTACTTCCGCTCTCTCTAGTAACTGACCAATTGGCTGTAAGTTTTTATCTTCTGGGTTAAATTTATCTGCCATGACCTTATTCTACTTTCGATGGTTTTATCGGGCTTTTCAATGCTTTAACAAATTTAGAGCGTCCAATGTTTTTATGAATCGGGTCTTGTAAAGCAGAAATTAATATTTCTGGCGGCAGTGGTTTTCGCATTTCCCATTCTTCTTTACTCATCTTTTTAGTAAGTTTACTTGACTTTTTATCTTTTGGGTTAAATTTATCTGTCATATTATTTATCTCCTAATCCGTCATAAACTAATTCTTGGATTTTTTCTGATTTATTGAGTTTAGCTTTTAGGTTACGGTTTTCAATTTCTAACATTTTTATCTTTAATTTTAATGTTTCATAATCAAACATCAGGTTATCGTATGAGTCGGTTAATTCGGCGTATTCAGCTCTCAAGTCTTCGATACTCAAATCTTCGATAATAGCGTCAAAGTTATTGTTATTCATGAATTTTCTCTTTAAATTAAATAATAACTCTTGACCGTCAAGAGTTATTTCTTGTCAGTTCCCTAATCTACTGTACGCTTTTCTTTCTGCTTTATTAAGTTCGCTAATCAAAGACTTACCCCGAGTTGTTAAGTCACGCACCTCATCTTCTAAAACCTCACTTTTAGCGTCTTTAGCATCTAGTTCGGTTAGAATACTATTATTAGAATCGGAAACAACATAAGCTTTTAGATTTGTCATAATTATCTCTTGATTTTACTGTATTTTATCAAATTTAAAACAGTTTTAACTGTAATGGAGAATTATCTACTGGTTCTTCTATCGGTTCATCTGGAATAGGTTCTATAGGTTGGTCTAGTCTGTTACAAGCTATCTGATAATATTCTAATTCTTTCTCGATACAGATATAATTTCTACCTAATTCTTTGCAAGCTAAAGCAGTAGTGCCAGAACCACAAAAAGGGTCTAAGACTGTCCCACCCGGAGGTAATCCTAGAGTTAAGAGATATTTCATTAATGCTAGTGGTTTTACCGTAGGATGAGTATTACCTTCACCGCGTTCGGATTTACTAGCTTTAGCGCAATAGAAAAATCGGGCGGCAGAGCCTGAGTCACCGTATGTTTCAGCGATATGGTCTGTCTTGCTTCCGAAGAGAGGCTTGCTGGTTCGTATCTGTCCCTCTTTCATCTTTCCGCTTTTTGTCTCAGGAAACAACCCCACCACCTCCTCGCTGCCGTCGTGGATGAAGTTGGCGGGCCATCTTCCGATGTTGGGAGAAGCGTCACTGTGGCGAAGAAGTGGTGTTGTGTTGCCTAGCTTGTCGAAATGAGAGCCAAGCCCATTCCCACCGCTTCCGCTAGTCTCCACCCTGCACCTATCGATATTAATCCCCCCAGTTCCCCACTGTAGGACATTCTCCGCGACCGTGCCAGTGAGAGGTTTACGAGCCACAATGATTGGTTCAAAGGCTGGTTTTAGAGCAGTTCCCCAGCCTTGCCACTGCTGGGCTTCGGGGGTGGCGGGATTGCATGAATCCATCACGGATGCACTATCGCCGATCTTGCTCCAACCGTCATCGTTCAGGTTTGCGTTTTTATGAAGTCCTCCGGTAGCTGGCACTTTGTCCCTCTCCGCTCCGCGTACTTTTCCTGTACCATTACACGCAGGACATTCAACTATAGATAATTCTAGCAATCGTTCCCACTCTTTGCGTGTCCCACCATAGGCTTGAGTTTTTTTAATCCACTCTTCCCATGACTCAAGTTTAGTGTTTTTTCCTGTACCATTACACGCAGGACATTCAACTACTGCAATTTTATCAATCGCCTTGCTCACGTCCAACGACTTCGGGAACCCCGACCCATAGACCCACATAATTGTATCTCTGATTTCCCAACCAGCGTCCTCGATCGCTACTGCCAATCGGTGAAAAGTACGAGTCCCACCAAAAGCAAATAGGTGCGCTCCTGGGTTAGCAACTCGTAAAGCTTCAATCCAAAACTGTACACCGGGTACACCATGATCCCAATTTTTTCCCATGAACGAAAGTCCATAAGGAGGATCAGTAAGGATTAAATCAATAGAACCATCAGAAATAGTTTTCAAAACCTCAAAACAATCACCATGAATAATTTGATTAATCATTTTGATTTATATTTAGTTTCTTAACAGGTTGTTTATTAGTTTCTTCATCGGTTAAATCAGAGTCAGTGTCTTCAACCTCCCCTCCTGATAGACCATCTATAGATTCACTCCATTCTGGCCACAGTATCCGATATTTATTTTTAGCATTTTCGGCATAAAAATCTAACCCTTTTCTGAGA